ATATACTTAAAGATACGTCGTTCAGGATTTTCTTTTATGTCATCATCTGAATGCGTAAATACAGGAACACTTGCAAAAGATGCGAGAGTTGGCATACTATCTAAAACAGGTAGCGATGCCAAAAAGATGTTTACAGATAAGGTAGTGCCAATATCAAACAACTATCCATTCTTTTTTAAACCTATACAGGATGGCATGGATAAGCCAAAAACAGAACTTGCTTATCGTGTCCCTGCATCTAAGATTACAAAGAAGAATATGAACTCTGTTTCTGATATAATCTTTGAGGGATTAGATACTACTATTGACTGGAAGAACACCGGAGACAACTCTTATGACGGTGAGAAACTATTGCTTCTTGTACATGATGAGAGCGGCAAATGGGATAGACCGGATAATATTTTGAACAATTGGCGTGTAACAAAAACTTGCCTTAGATTGGGTAGAAGAATTATAGGTAAATGTTTGATGGGCTCTACTTCAAATGCTTTAGATAAAGGAGGCGAAAACTTTAAAAAACTTTATTACGACTCAGACATTTCTAAAAGAAACTCTAACGGACAAACCAAAAGCGGAATGTATAGTTTGTTTGTTCCAATGGAATGGAATATGGAAGGCTTTATAGATAGGTACGGTATGCCTGTTTTATATACACCATCTTCACCAATAGTAGATTCTTACGGTGAATATATTCCCCAAGGGGCTATAGAGTATTGGGAGAATGAGGTGGAAAGCTTAAAGAATGACCCTGATGCTTTGAACGAATTTTATAGGCAGTTTCCTAGGACTGAGTCGCATGCCTTTAGAGACGAGACCAAGTCTTCAATATTTAATCTAACAAAAATATATCAGCAGATAGATTACAATGACAGTATTATAAAGGAAAGGTATTTAACAAAAGGCTCATTTCATTGGAGGGATGGAGTTGAGGATTCTACAGTAGTATGGACTCCTGACCCAAGAGGAAGATTTTTAGTATCATGGATACCAAGCAAAGGATTGCAGAATAGGATAGTAAATAAGAATGGGGTTAAGTATCCTGGGAATGAGCATATAGGCTCATTTGGTTGCGACTCATATGATATATCTGGAACTGTAGTTGGGCGTGGTTCTAATGGAGCTTTGCATGGATTAACTAAATTTAACATGGATGATGCTCCTAGTAATGAATTTTTCTTAGAGTACATCGCAAGACCACAGACGGCTGAAATATTTTTCGAGGAAGTTCTTATGGCTTGTGTTTTTTATGGCATGCCTATACTTGTAGAAAATAACAAGCCAAGACTTTTATATCATTTAAAAAACAGGGGGTACAGGGGGTTTGCAACGAATAGACCTGATAAACATTATAATAAGCTTTCTAAGACAGAGAAAGAACTCGGGGGTATACCTAACTCATCTGAGGATGTAAAACAGTCTCACGCATCAGCTATTGAATCTTACATAGAAAAGTATGTGGGCATTGATGTTAATGGTGATTATAGAGACTCTGGCGATATGGGCGCTATGTATTTTACAAGAACCCTTGAAGACTGGGCTAAGTTTGATATAAATAATAGAACTAAGTTTGACGCAGCTATTAGCTCCGGATTAGCAATTATGGCTAATCAAAAGAACAGATATACGCCTCAGAAAACACAGTCAAAAATAAACATTAAATTTGCAAGGTATAATAACAAGGGGGCTCACAGCCAGATAATAACATGAAAGAAGTAACTGTATCAATAAATAGCGCATCATTTCCAGACCAATTTGTTAGTGACTCTGAAAAGAAAAGTTTAGAGTTTGGACTACAGGTAGGCCAAGCTATACAATATGAGTGGTTTAGAAAGGGCGGAGGAGATTGTAAGTTTTACAGACAGTTAGATGATTTTCACAGATTAAGACTTTACTCCAGAGGAGAGCAGTCTGTTTCAAAATACAAAAACGAATTAGCGGTTGATGGTGATTTATCTTACCTAAACCTTGACTGGACTCCGATACCAATTATACCAAAGTTTGTAGATATAGTTGTAAACGGAATGTCTGATAGATTGTTTTCTATAACAACTTACGCACAAGATGCGATGTCTGCTGAAAAAAGAATAGCGTATCAGGATATGGTTGAAACTGACATGGTGTCTAGGGAATTCCTAGAACAGATGGAACGTGATTTCGGTATCGATGCTTTTGACACTCCTCAAGAAGAAGTTCCTGAAAGCAGCGAAGAGTTAGCTCTTCACATGCAGCTAAAGTATAAACCCTCTATTGAGATTGCCCAAGAGCAAGGAATCAATACTGTACTTCAGGAGAATCATTATGAGGAAACAAAGAAACGTGTAAATTATGATTTAACCACCATAGGTATAGGAGCTGTAAAGCATAGCTTTTTACCAGGTGCAGGTGTTAAGGTTGATTATGTTGACCCAGCTAATCTTATTTATAGCTATACAGAAGATAATAATTTTAGAGATTGTTTTTATTGGGGAGAAATTAAGACTGTTCCAATTACAGAGCTCAGAAAGATAGACACTACATTAAGTAACGAAGATTTAAGCAAGATATCTAAATACAGCCAGAGCTGGTATGATTACTATAACGTGTCAAGGTTTTATGAAAACTCTATGTTTAATAGAGACACAGCAACACTTCTTTATTTCAGTTATAAGACTGATAATACATTTGTATATAAAAAGAAGATTCTTGATAATGGCGGTGAACGGGTTATAGAAAAGGATGACACCTTCAATCCTCCAGAGGAAATGATGGAAGAAGGTAATTTCGAGAAGATAGAAAAAACTATTGAGGTATGGTATGAGGGCGTCATGGTTATGGGCACTAACATAATCCTTAAGTGGGAGCTTGCAAAGAACATGGTAAGACCTAAGTCTGCCTCCCAGCACGTATCATCTCCTTATGTTGTAAATGCTCCGAGAATGTATAAGGGTGTTATTGAATCACTGGTTAGACGTATGATTACGTTTGCTGACCTCATTCAGATTACACACTTAAAACTTCAGCAGGTTATATCTAAGGTAGTGCCAGACGGTGTCTTTATTGATGCTGATGGGCTTAGCGAAGTTGACCTTGGTAATGGAGGTGTATATAATCCAGAGGATGCGCTAAGGCTTTATTTCCAAACAGGTTCTGTTATTGGAAGGAGTTATACGCAAGATGGTGATTTCAACAATGCGAGAGTTCCCATTCAGCAACTTACTAGCAGTTCGGGACAGGCTAAAATAGCCAGCCTTATAGGTAGCTATAATCATTATTTAAACATGATTCGTGATGTAACGGGTCTTAATGAAGCGAGAGACGGAAGTAAGCCAGACCCTAATTCACTTGTTGGATTACAAAAGCTTGCTGCAGCCAATTCTAATACCGCAACAAAACATATACTAGAAGGAAGCATACAGATTACCAAAGCTTTAGCCGAAGGTCTTTCATGCAGAATATCAGATATACTTGAGTACTCTGAATTTAAGGAAGAATTTGCCATGCAGATTGGCAAGTACAATGTAGCTACAATTGAAGAGACCAAGGATTTGTATTTATATGACTTTGGAATATTTATTGAGCTTGCTCCTGATGAGGAAGAAAAAGCTCAGCTTGAAGCAAACATACAAACCGCCCTGTCAAGAGACCAGATATACTTAGAGGATGCAATTGATATACGAGAGGTAAAAAACCTTAAGGTTGCAAACCAGCTTCTTAAATTAAAACGTAAAAAGAAAGAAGAGCTCGAGGTCCAGAAGCAAATGATGCAGCAACAGACTCAAGCCCAGATAAATCAACAATCACAATCTATGGCAGCTCAGTCAGCTATCGCTAAGATTGAGGCAGAAAAGCAATCTAAGATAGAGATTAAACAGGCTGAGGTGGCTTTTGATATTGAGAAGCTATCAAACGAGGCTCAGCTTAAATCACAGCTTATGCAGCTTGAGTTCGATATGAACATGAGGCTTAAGGGTATTGAAGCAGAATCTTTAAAAACAAGAGAAGACGGTAAAGAGAAGGCTAAGTCTGAAAGAATTAGCCAGCAAAACACACAGCAATCTAAGCTAATAGACCAGCGTAAAAACAATCTACCTCCTATGAGTTTTGAATCAAACGAGGATAGTTTAGATGGCTTTGACTTGGCAGAATTTGAGCCACGATAAGAGTATATTTTTTTAATTAACTTTGCATTAAAATTTAATCAAATGTCAGAAATGAAAGTAAAGGTGCTTGATGACACCTTAGAATCGAAATC